ACTATACTTAGGCATAGGGTGTAATTCTTTTTCGGGGATAGGAGAAACACGATTTCGATTTACTTTTTGAGGGAGGACTGTTTGTGCTTCACTCCACCACTGACCTACTGCTTGTGTAGGAACTCCTCCATAATCCCTTAATGCTATCTCAGGACGATCTCTGAAAACTTCGTAGTATTGATTACTAGGCCCGTAAGGAATACGCATAATAACTTCATTTATATTCTTGTTTCGTTTCTTTTTTCTGTCATAAACTTCTTGAGGAACAATTCGCTTTTTTTCAATATCAAAATAAAAATGAGGATATACTGGGTTTCCACTTTTATCTAATTTGTCGGGGTCAAATTCTGGCATTCTAGCGTGCCATACTGCTCTTCGTTTTACAATATAAACAAGCGGATTATTAGCGTCTCTTTTCGTGTACCTTTCTATCGTATCATCCAAGTGCTCCGGATTCCCTACACAACAAAGATGACCTAAATCTCCAAACCTACTCGTGATTCTAGCTGATAATGCATTTATTAGAACTTCCGCTTGGTCGGTATCTTCATCCGTCAGATTTCTATCTCCTGCCGCAGAGAATTTGGTACACTCGTCCAGCCCCCCGAATACTACATCCGCGCCTAAAACGCTGTACTCCGAAGAACTTCCGGGCATAATACATACATTTTTATATATTTTACCTAGTTTATGTTGTTTACGATTTCTAGGAGCCGCATCGAAAATTAGTTTGCTCATTACTTGTGAATCAGGTAAATAATGTTCATTAAACCATTCACTCTGTAAACACGCCATGTTGGCTTTGGAAAAAATTACATCTTTTGCATTATCTTCTGTTCTTGACAGTAAGCAAATACTAATTTTTGAATTAGGTAATAATTTAGCACCATGAGAATTATACCACTGTATAGGGTTTCGTAAACAGAGAATTTTGTATGCCATATACAAAGAAGCCCATGCCATTCGTGAAGATTTCCCTGTTCCGATTGCTTCAGAAAAGTAACTTCGCCTTTTTATTGGAGCAACATCCTCAGCATTAGTTCCAAAGATAGAAACTAAATCATCCATAACGCAAGGAAAAACACCTACTCCAGTACTTTTGTTATACTTTGAGTTCATAAATCGGGATGACTCTAAAAACTCCACTATATTTACAGGCTTATGTTCCCATATTCGCTCATCCTCATCCCCATCAAAATACCCCGCATCCTTAGCAAAAGAATCTAGAGCAGCATCTATTCCTAACACATCAAACTCTACTTGTTTTTTACTCACTTCTTTCTACCTCTTTTAGCCTTTTTATTCAGAGTAGCATTAACCTCAGCTAACTTATCATCCACTTCCTCATAGTCTGCATCTATAACATTAGGTATCTCTTCTGGTTGGGCAAAGAGTAATTGTTTCATCTGGTCAAAATCGGTCTGTATGAGCGGATAATCCTTCTGTATTCTCTTGAGTTCCTTTGCTACACTCGCAATTTCATCATCAGTAAATCCTCTTTTTCTTAATGCTAGATAGAATATTTTAGTTAACTGTAGTAAACTAGCATGGTGTGTTTCAATTTCAATGCGCTTCGTATTTGCACGACTTTCCTCAATAGTAGCTTGTGCTGTAATATTTTGAGTAAGAAGTCTTGCGTTTCTACCCAAATCATTTAGAATAGTGACTCTATTTAATTTAGCTTCTAATCTTTCCAGTCTTCTCAGTAATTTATTGTAGGTCTTTTCTGGTATTCTAGTATATGCTTTTTTACCTTCATACTCTGTTTCAGTAAACTCCTCTAGTTCAAGTTCTAAATCTTCGTCTCTAGGAACCTTCTCTAATTCCTCTTCTAGTCTCGCAAGAATACCATACTGATACTTGATAGCATCAGTAGTTTCTTTTAATTCAAACTCTGATTCATCATAAGACTCTATCTGTTTCTTTAATCGTTCTCGTAGGTCTCTAAACTTTTTTCTTATTTCTGCTTCTTCTGGTAGATTATGTTTTCCCATTAGTTAACTACTTTCCTTTTTCTGCCTCTTTTAGGTTTCTTAGGTGCAAGAGGCACTGTACTAAATAAATCATCTTGTTTAACTTTGTTTGCTTCAAAAGTAATTCTAGCCTTAGCAATATCAAAATACTCAGGTTCCATATCTATACCTATAAATTTGAAACCTTCAATCATACAAGCCTTGCCTGTCGAACCACTACCCATAAAGGGGTCTAAAACTATACCATTTTTAGGTGTAATTAATTTACACAAATAAGTCATTAAATTCGTAGGCTTAACGGTAGGATGAGGATTGCGTTGAGGTACTGGTTTAGAAGGTGTTTGTTGAGGCAATGGACCTTGTGCTTTTTCACTATAACGCAGAGTTAACACTTCAGGTAAAAGGTCACACCCTTCATCCCTATCCTTCTTACTTGCTTTTGCACAATAGAAGAATCTGGAAGCTGAACCCGAGTCCCCAAAGCCTGTCATGTGTGTCCTAGGCAATCTACTCTCTGCGCCGTAGGCAGCACCGCCATTGATACATTTACGCATAATCCCAGGCTGACCACTCTTCGTCTCAGGGAATCCCTCTAGAACCTCTTCGCTCCCGTCATGTATCAAGTTAGCTGGCCATCTTCCTTCTGGCCTAAATTCATTTAAATCTTTTGCCATTAGTCTCTTGCCCATAGCTACACCACCTAATTCAGCGGACTTACTTTGTTCTCTATCCCACTCGTTTGCAAAGCTCTCTTTTTCAGAATTAGGTACTTCAACTCTACAATCATCTATATTCAACCCACCTGTATTATACTTGAGGACATTCTTAGCAATAGTTTTTTCCGCTAAAGGTTTTCTAGCTAATGTAATAGGTTCTAATGCTGGTTTTAATGCTGTACCCCAACCCTCATAGGGTGAGTTGCCTTTGGTTAGTCGTGCTTCCTTACCCCTAATTCCTGCTTCGTAAACATCTTTGTCTGGTATGTTAGTTCTTGCGTTGTCATTGTAGCCTAAGTCCTCTCGCTCATTCCCCTGCAACTTGTCTACTGCTTTGCCTATATTCAGTGATTTCGGGAATCCCGAACCATACACCCAAGCAATCATATCTCTAATTTCAAACCCTGCGTCCTCAATATTTACGGCCATTCTATGCTGCGTTCTAGTTCCTGCAAAACAAAGTAAATGTCCCCCAGGCTTTAATACTCTTAAACATTCTTGCCAAACTTCTACATTAGGTACATCATAATCCCACTTCTTACCCATAAAACTTAATCCATACGGAGGGTCAGTCACAATACTATCTACGGAATTATCTTCCATTTGTTTTAATATAGTTAAATTATCCTCACAATATAATGAGAATTTATCATTTTCAACCTTAAATTTAGCATCTATATTTTTAATAATAATGTACCTTTCTATTACTATATACAATATTCGGCTGAATCTAGGTTATATAACGAGTAAATCCAGCCGATATTACAATTACTTTATTTTACTTATATTTACAGAAAATCCATAATGTTTTCCGTTGTATCCTCCATATACACTGTTTAGTGTCACGGTTAATTCGGAAGGATATTCTGCTAGAATCTTATTTATATTTTTACTATATAGCCTTCTAGGTCTTCCATTATTTTTCATCATTTCAACATCAGCGTTTTTAGGAATGTAACCTACATCGTATTCATTCCAATCTATTCTAAGAGCATACTCATCATAAGGATTGCTTGGTTCTGGTACTATCCTTAGAGTAACATTCTCAGCATCTTTCATTTGTTCAATCACTTGTTGCCTATGTAAATTAGCTTGATTAACACAAGGAAATGTAACTCCTGAAGCTGAAAGAGTAATTGTTCCTTCGTTATCTAAGTATTTATGAATACTAACTTTATTCATTCTTTAACTCCTCAATGTTGAGTACCATTAGAATATCGTCATTCCTTTGAATAATAAAATACTCATAATTAAGATTAGTTACATCTAGTATAAGCGTATCTAAATCTACCTCTACCGTATCTCCCCAATCTATAGTTAAGGAAATATAATTAGGGTCTATATGATACATTGAATGACTCTCAGTACCATAACCATACCTTGCAAGAATAGAGTTATAGGAATAATAACTTCCATCTTCTATTCCTCTATGAGTACCTTCACTATCAATGAAAATTAACTCTTCAGGTTGACTAATTAGCAGGCTCAGTAGTATCAGAAGTGACATCATTCTTTTCCTCCTTTTTCTCCTTTTTCTCTTTCATCTCTTCTTGTTTCTTTTTCATTTGCCTAATTTGTTGCTCTCTCTGAAACATTCTAAGTTTGTGTATACTACAATTCTTAGCCGAGCAACCTATTGGCATTCTACCTTTATCATCAAACTCACTCCAACCTGTGTATCCTCTACCATAACATTTAGTACACTTAGGATTAGCTAACTTTCCAAAGAACTCCTGCCAATCTTCACAAGTCTCTAGTTTGTTAGACTTAGGTTTTTCTTCTATGTTGTCTTTAATTTCTTCAGCCATTAACCTCAACCCACTTTCCATCTTTATTCTTAACTTCAGTTTTTATATTCTCTTCTCGCATCATTTCTTCTACTATTTTTTCAATATCTATTTTATTATCTAATTCAAATATCTTTTTATTTAGCCACAGTTTAAATTTAGGTGATTCACAACATCTTTTAAAGGCTTTCTTTTTGTTTACATGTTGTGACCTTTCATCTTGAGAATACCCTTGTGCTCCAGACTCTCTATGAATTACCCTAACAGCCGAATCAGTAGTGTTTCTGTGCTGACCCCCTTTGCCATGTCCTCTTTGAGTAATAATCTCAAAATCATTTTTGGTTAAAGAAAAAAGTAATTTTTTACTCATCAGGAATCCAGTACATACAATTTCTCTTAATCTTCCACGCCTCGTTGAGAACACTTTTTGCAGGTAACTCTTGTTGCCTGCAATAAACCACTTGATACCAGTCAGGTTTTTCCCACTGAGGAGCATTAATACCTACTTCAGACGGGTTTGGAATGTACTTTAATGCTTCATCTATTTCGCTCTGAGGTAAATCTGGATGAACCTCTTTGCAATGGCCACAAGTCTCACAGGTTTTATTTCTAGGATTAAAATCACAACTTATTTCATGGTCTATTACTACACTCATATAATAATTCTGAAACGAGCAGTAGTCACAAGCCCACGCTTTAATCTCTTTCATAACTCCTCCGTAAAAAGTTCCCATTCTTCACAATATCTATTTTGCCTATAAGAATTTAATGTTGTTTGAGGCACTACCACATCTTTCTCACAAAATCT